ATATGCACCAAGTCGTTGACTCAACAAAGTATCGCCGTTTCCAATAATTTGGTGACTCATAACAGTTCTCAAATCTTCAAATACATTTTTGGGTTTTGAACCAGCTATTGAAGTTGTATATTTCATTACAGGTGGATTTGCGTACATACTAGCAAGACTTCTGAAATGAACCCCCTTCAAGTCCTCATAAAACATATAGGGGGAGTTCAGACCATCTCTAGCAATAGCTTGTCTCTTTAACATATTAATTGCATGAATTGGTCTCACATTTGGAAACACAATCTTTTTTATACCTTCACTTGGCTCCACAAACAATTCTTTTGTGCAATCCAAATCTGATCTCATAATTTTCTTAAATAATTCTGAACATGTGCCCTCATAAGAGCGATTTATCTTTATTCTCTCATTCTTTAACATTTCTGCGCTTGTAAATTCTAATAGAACTCCCTGTACACCATTACCAAGAGGTTCTCTAGTCTTCATAGAGGTTACAACAAGCAGATTTTCTGTAAAATCTATGACACCCTTTTCTTCTGACATGCCGGGAGTTCTTAATTTCAGTTTTATGAATTCTTGACCTATGATGGGTCCAATAGCAACGAGGTTGACATAATCAGAAAGTAGAATGTTTCCAGTGACAGCAGTAGTTTCAATAGATTCAAAGAAAGTAATATGTATGACAGAGCCTAGCAAATCCACAACCAAACCAGTAGAGGTTGTGATACTTACCGCATCTACTTTAAAATCACCTGCCTCTGATATTGTTTCTGAACTTGCCTTTGACATTAAATAATACTTTCTTTCATTAGTTTTTCAAACTCTTCAATAAATGTTGGTATGTAAGATGGGTCCAATAATCTAATTTGTGCCAAGTCTTCTTGTATTTTGTTCTCATATTCATAGTTAGTTACAGATGTAGCACTAAAGTCAGGTGTGGTATCTGTAGTTCCAATATCAATTGTTACAGCAGTGTTTCCAGATGTTTGTGCAATCTCATAGTGATGAATTTGATCTATGAGTTGAGTTGATGCACCAGAAACTGTAGGATACTTATCTTCTAAAAAAGACAACCATTGTGTATATGATTTTGGCCACTGATGATATCTATCTGTCACATTATTGAGTAAAAGAATAATCCAGTGCAATTCTGATTCACCATACAATTTATCAGCAAGAATTTCTGGCGTCTCTCCATTCTTTACATCATAGGTATCAAAGATTAAAACATTTTCTCTGACCTTTTGTCTCAAGGCAACTCGTCTTAGAAGATTGGTTACAACCTTAAAATCAAAATTACCAGTGGCATCATATACAATACTGGGGAAATTTGCAAAATACATTATTAGAAACCCTGATCTTGGATTAATGATTTAGTAACAGTCTGCAACTCTGCAAAGTCTAACTGCATAGTAGTTCTGGTGGGGGGAGCGCCAAGTGCATTTGATTTGTGGAATGTCATTTTATCCCCACCATATGTGACATTTACATTTTTCAAATAACATTCTCCTATTTTATGTAAATACCCATTTTCTACTGCACCTGTATGGTATGCGATATCAAAAGTATTGGGAATAGTCATTTCAATTCCCAAACCATCTGAATAATCTGGTGCTGCATTTTCTCTAAAAAGTTTAATGATACTATTTACTTGGTCTGCTTCTGGTTCAGATGAGGGAGTAAACATAAAAGTGTAAGAGAAATTTCGTTTACCAACACCCTCAAAGGTAACTTCCATTTTTGGAACTTTAACCTTTCCTCTTGCAATACCAACAGCAGCACCAACACCAGATAACCCCGGCAAAATCTCTGCTGCTTTTAAAAGCGCAGCTAAACTTTCAACTTTAAGAGCTTCTAACACAGCATTCTTTGCGTTCTTAAAAGAATCTGTGCTCGCACCTTGTTCTACAAATCCCATAATGACATCTGCACCCATAACCGTTCCGGTTCCCATCTCTGTTTCAGCATATTTTACTTCATATGATTGTGAAACTGTAGGTGGGAAATACAAAGCAACTGATTGTTTTGTTTGAACTGTAGGCGAAAGTTTCTGAGTTAGGGATTTGCCGTCATGTTTTCTCCCCCCTGCTTTTTTGGCATCAGATTTAATCTTGGCAGTTAGAATTTCTGCTTCCCTGTTTGGGGAATTTGTAGCAGGAGCGCCGTCCTCGTCAACTTGTTCAGATTTTTTCGCTACCTCGGCAGAATCTTTTCCGGCACTTTGAGTAATCTTTGCAGCTTTTCTTACTCTCACAAAAAATGAAATGAAATGATTGTTGCCTGTAGACCCAAGGTCTAATGGATATTGGAATGTTTTACCCGTATTCCCACTGGGTCTGCCAGAATCAGCATCTGGAAATCTCAGTCCTTTTGCCCTATTCAGTCCCAGTGCTGATGTAGCTACCCCTGTAACAAGACCAGCCAAACCAGATTGAGTTATGTTTCTTAACGCTTGGAATACAGCCATGTCTAAATAATCCTCATCTTCATCATTATAAGTATTTATACATCATGGCATACAAAGGACAATATAAACCAGACAACCCCTCAAAATATAGAGGGAATGTTCACAACGTAATCTATCGTTCTCTATGGGAGCGTAAGTTTATGGTTTACTGTGACAGAACCGCATCTGTGATTGAGTGGGGCAGTGAAGAAATAATTGTTCCATACAAGTCTCCTTGGGATGGTAAAATACATCGTTATTTTCCAGACTTCTATTGTAAAATAAAACAACACGATGGCACCATCAAAAAACTTGTCATTGAAGTCAAACCCAAGAAACAAACAAAACCTCCAAAAGAACCACAAAGAAAAACAAAAAGTTATCTCAATGAAATAAAAGCTTGGGGTGTGAATAGTGCCAAGTGGAAGTATGCTACAGAATGGTGTAACAACAATGGTATGGAATTTAAAATACTGACAGAGGATGATTTAGGTATTCGTTATAAATAATTATATGGCACAAAGTAAATTTATTCAAAGCGTATTAGACTCTGCAAAAGCAGAATCGGGAGATAGTGGAGTAAAATCCGTTAATTGGTTTCGAGAAAAGATACAAGAGTTTGGAAAGCCGGGACCACAACAGTTGTTACGAGATGGCAGAAGAACAAAGGGTGTGAACTTTGGAACACTCAATATGTTTATATATTCCCCAAAGCATAAAAAAACACTACCATACTATGATACTTTTCCATTAGTTCTTCCCATTGGACCAGCTGCTGGTGGTTTCATGGGACTAAATTTTCACTATCTACCAATCCAAATGAGAATAAGACTTCTAGATAAAATTGTAGACGGAGGAGGTAGTTTAAATGTTGCAGCGCAGTCAGGGAAGGGTCCAAGATTAATTACTGATTATTCACAACTAAAAAGAATACCAATGGCAAAAGCAATTGTAAAACATTATCTAACTGGATATGTTAAATCTGATTTTCGTGCCATCACATCAGAAGAATTAATCGTTGCAGCACTATTACCAGTACAAAGATTCCAAAAAGGGTCTGCTCAAGCTGCATACCTAGACACGGCAAAAAGATATTAGGATAGAAAAATGGTAACAGCAATCGGTTCTTTTACAGACGCTCTCGCATTTGGTGCATTGAATGATGTATTATCATCGATTCATGAAAATAACGCAAATGGAAGACCAAACCAATATGAGGTTCAAATTCTACCACCACCCGGCAAGTTAGCTGGCCATAACTTTAGAGAATTTTCATTAAAAGCAGAAGCTGTCCTGATGCCCGGTAGAAGTGTAAGTACTCAACCCCAATCAGCTGATCAATTGTATGGACCAGTTAGGGAACTGGTTACAGCACCACTATATGCTGATGAAGTGACAATGACTATTCAATCACCCAATGGGTTAGATGAAAGAATGATGCTTGAAAAATGGCAAGAATTAGCATTTAGCAATGATACATATGATGTAGCATATTACAAAGAATATGTTGGAACTTTGAATATTCATCTGTTGGATATGAACAATAGAAAAACTTTTGGTCTGCAATTGATAGAGTGTTTTCCAAAAACCATTACTGGTTTAAATCTTTCGTATGGTCCAAATACAGAAATTGTAAAGACCAATGTAGCATGGTCATTTAGAGAATGGAAAAACCTGATGTTAGATGGAGGAGGTCAGAGTCTTGGAGAGAAATTAGTTGACACAGCTACAAATACCGTTCAAAGGTCGATTACAGCAAATGTACCATCAGTTTTAAGAAAATTATTTTGAAAATTATTATGAAGGATATAAAATTATGGCATTACCAAAACTTGACACACCAACCTATCAACTAGAACTACCATCCAATCAACAAGTCGTTAAATACAGACCTTTTCTAGTCAAGGAACAGAAAATCTTGATGATGGCACAAGATGCCGACGATAAAGAAGATACCTATGACATGCTGTCAGACATTGTTGGTGGATGTACTTTCAATAGTGTTGATATAAAAACTATGCCGATATTTGATTTTGAATATTTGTTTTTAAAAATTCGTTGCAAATCTGTTGGTGAGACTGCTGAACTTAGTGTTCTGTGTCCTGATGATAATGTAACCAGAGTTCCTGTTACAGTAGACTTAGATGAAATTGATGTTCAAGTTGAAGATGGTCATAATAATGTGATAGGGGTGAATGACAACATTAAAATAATTATGCGATACCCAACAGTTAATGATATCAAAAGTGTGGATGAAGCTGAAACACTGAATAATATAATGAAATTATTGAGGGTCTGCATCCATGAGATTCATGATGGTGACACTATTCACAGTATGGTTGATATTACAAATGCAGAGTTAGATGATTTTATTGACAGTTTACCCACAGATGTTTTTGAGAAAATGGGAGTGTTCTTTAACACCATGCCCAAACTAACTCATGTGTTAGAAGTTAAGAATCCAAAAACAGAAGTGACAAGTGAAGTGGTCATACAGGGGATGGAGAGTTTTTTTTCATAGCCCTTTCTCACACATCACTTAGGTCTTACTATGAACTTAATTTTGCACTGATACATCATCATAAATATAGTTTGACAGAGTTGGAAGAAATGCTACCGTGGGAGAGGGAAATATATATTGGATTGTTAATGAATCATTTGAAGGAGGAAGAAGAAAAGAATAGGCAGCAAGCCGCTAGGAGATAAAGATGTCACAAAAATCCCTTGAACCTGACAGTAGGTATTCAAAATATGATTTAGATGGTGATGGTGTTGTGACTGATGAAGAACTTAATATGGATGCGAGAATGATGCGGTTAGATAATGAAGACAAGAAAGAGGATGCACAGAGAAGAATGGCTTGGTTTGCTCTTTTCGGTATGTTACTATACCCATTTGCAGTGGTAATATCTATGTGGATTGGCCTAGCAGAAGCAGGAAAAACATTAGGTTCGATGGCACCAACATACTTTGTATCAGTTGCTGCTATTGTTGCAGCATTCTATGCTAAGAATGCTTACCAAAAAATCACAGAAGGTAAGGAAAAATAATCATGTCTGAGATGCAAGGAATTGAACAAAAGCAAGCTGAGACAACCAAGGGAATAACTGCAACCACCGCAGCGATTAAAGATATGTCGAGCAAAAACGAAGAAAGCAATACAGGCATAAAAGCAGGATTGAATGCGCTTGTCAAAGTCGGATTGGTTGAGTCAAAAACAGATAGAATAGCGAGAAAAGCTACTCAAAGAGCCGCTAATGATGCGGCAACTCATTATGCTGAAATGCAAAAATTAGCTGCTCAAGGAAATGCATCTGCCGAAGACCTAGCAGCTGCACAAGAAGCAGCGGCAAAAACTGCTGCTGAAGCTGCCGAGGCCGCAAAAAAACAAAGTTTGTTGTCCCGCTTTGGTGATGATGAAGCACCTGATGTTCCTTCTGCCGGTGACCCTAAAAAAACTGGTGGGACTATCAAAAAACTAGGAAAAAAGCTTGGAGGATTGGCATTGCTTCTAGTGGGACTTTTAGGGCTTTTGTTGAACACCCCAGCTTTTAAAGTAATAAGCAAAGCACTTGATGATTTAATAGATTGGTTTGCTAGTCCTGATAATCCCATAGTTAAATTTTTCGAGGATATAATGGCAGGTAACTTTGTTAAAGCTTTTGATGATGCTATTACTACGGCTATAAAGAGTGCGTTTGGAGTAAATTTTGAAGGTAGTGTTATTGATGTAGTTAAAAGATTTACTGGAGGATTTCTTGCAGGCATTGCTAATCTTTTGCCTAAAGGCACTTTAAGGGATTTCTTCATGGGTTTGGCTGCCAAAATTTCTCCAGAAGAAGCAGCAAGACAAGCAATGGAGAAGGCAAAAGCGAAGAAAGTAGAAGAAGAAGCTAAACGTATAGACCTTGAAATGGAAAACCCTAATGTTATGGCGCAGAAAGATGCCCTAATGCGAGCAACACCCGAACAAAAAGAAGCCTTGGCAGAAGATACACAGGCTTCATCTATAGTAAAAACAGGTCCAGAAAGACTGAAGGCAACAAAAGAGGAAATAGAAAAAAATAAAAGTTTAACAGAAGAAGAGAAAAAACTTGCAGTAAAGGAAGCGATATTTTTTGAGGCATTGCAGCGCCGGGAGGAAAGTTTAAACAAGACAGAGAAGGGACGAAAATTCAAAGCAAGAAAAGATGCTGAAAAACTCGGACCAGTTGAACAACCCAAAACTGATGCAGAGAAAGAAGCCGAGGAAATTGAAAGGCTTAGAAAAGAGGTAGGAGATGATGAGGCTACTGTAGCTAGATTAGAAAAAAGACTTAAAAAACGAGCTGGCCAGCTCGATCCAACAACACGAAAACGAACTTTAGCTGATATAGATAGACTAAACAAAGGCGTTGATAAGTTGAATCTGACTATCGCTTCGATGGCATCAATGCGACTGCCAGAATTTGAAGCAGTGACACCACAAGAGCGCAATCTTGCCAAACAAATAAATGGTGCAGCGTTAGAAGATGAATCTGGAGCTACAACTGTCATAAACAATGTGGTTGCTCCAACTACCCATGCTGGTGATGATATCAAGCTTGCCAGCGGAACGAAGGCGCTGGAAAATCAATCACTCGCTGTCCGGTTCGGCATGAACAAAGCTGCTCCAGGCATGTTTTAAAAGAAAACCCCCCACCAATTTCTCAGTGAGGGGTTTATAGTAAACCAGATTAGTTTACCCTTCAGCCAACTTTTCAAAGTATGACATAGCGTCATCACCATCATCTGCCGAAACAGTAGGTGCTGGTTTTGGTTTGGTGTTGACCTTAACAGGTGCAGTAGGTTCATCTTCCATGAGAGTTTCTACTGTGCTTGTCTTGGTTACACCAGACAGGACCATATCAAGACGAGTCTTCAACTCATCATAAGTCTTAAAGTTAGATGGTGCAGTGAACTCTGAAAGAGAATGCTCACTACCCCAAACGCTCTCCAACTTGTCCTCATCATCAGACAGTGCAGTTGCGCCATCAAAGGATGAAAGATCATAGTTCCAGTAACCATCTACCTTACGAAGCTTCAACTTAAAGTTCGCACCTTCCCAAAAATCAAATGGGTTGATAGGGTCTGTATCAGGAAATGGAGGTTGCATTGCTTCCATCACCTTGTCGAAAATCTTCTTACCATAACGATAGAGGAAGACCTTACCCTCGTTCTGAGGATTTGATGCATCACTCACCACATAGATGTTTGAGTAATATTGCAACTTACGCTTCTGCTTACGAGCAATCTCCTTAT